TGGAGTTCAACACGGGATATTGGTGATGCGTAAGTGACCAGCATAGGCAAAATTACGGCCTCAGCTGTATCTATCACATCGGTTAGATATGCGTCACTATAAAGGGATACAGAGACGCCAAGGATTGACCTTAGCTCTGCTACGGTGACTATCGATGCCATCTCTGTATCCTCTCTGTTAAACGACTGGGGGAGCCACCGGGAGCAGCAGCCCCCCCATGATTAGTTATTTACTATGCAACCATGTAACGGTATGCGCCTGCTGCGATCTTGGTAGCGATTGCACCATAACCGTAGTATCCAACCTGAACCTGACCTGTTGAAATGAGGTTTGTCTGGAGTGAGAGGCGTGGTGACTCGTACCATGTGTAAGCATCTGGGTTAACGATAATCATTGAGTTATCGCCTGTACCTGAAAGGTTACGAGCTACGCGAAGGTTCAGACCGAGAAGGTTTCCACGAACTGCTGTTGCTGTAAGTGTTCCGCCTGCGTTCTGTGGGTTGATTGTCTGTTGGAAAATTGGGCGATTTGATGAATCGACCAAGCCCATAAGAACACCCCATTGTGCTGGAGATACTGCGATGTTTGTTGCGAATCCGAGTGTGTTCTCGTAGATTGAAACTGCTGCATCTGATACGAAATCAGCTGCAAGAGCGCCAGTTGTAAGAGTACGGTTTCCGCCGTCTGTTCCGCCTGCAATGAGTGCAGTTCCGACTGCTACATCTGTTGCCTTTGCGTATGCGTATTCCATCTGGCGTACGAGTTCAGCGAAGAACGCTGGTGATGAACGATCTAGCAATTCGAGTGAGAATGTTTGCTGACCGATGTACTTCTTAACATCGACAGTTACGAACGCTGCGTTCTGGTCTGTCTCTGATGGTGTTCCGCCTTCAGCTGCGATTGCAACTGTTGGAGCAACTGTGATTTTAGGAATCTCGAAAGACATTCCTGCATCTGGAAGAGTTCCTGTTGAAACTGAGTCGATCAATGGGCGGTCTGCGTTTGAGATGCCGTTGATAACTTCAGTAAGTTGACGAGTTGGTACAAGACCAGCGTTGTCTGTTGTGTCTGCTGCTGCTGCAACATACATCTTTGATTGGTCGTTGCCGAGTGAAGCGCGGACTGAGTGCTCGAGATAAGAAGCCTTATCAACGATTGGGTTACGAACAGTTGTTGAAATGTAAGGTGCTGTTGCAGCCTTAACTTCAACCTTTGCAGCCTCTACCGTTTCTGCGGCAGGAGCAACTTCTGGAACGGTAGTGTCTGACACTTGTTCTCCTTCTGTAGTTGATTGTGTTTCTTCCTGAGATGTCTCAGAAATTTCTGTGTCCTCAGCCGCGACCTTAGCGACCTCAGCTCCGGGTATGGCGCCGTCTGTGACCAAGCTGACCTCGATGAGATTAGATGCGCTGATAGCCATAACGCCATCCTCGTTATCCCACTCTTCAACATCTACACCCACGCTAAAATCGCTGCGTAATCCGGTTGCTGCTTCTTCAAGGGCATCATTACCAGCGGTTGTCTTCGCGATGCGAAATTCTGCTGTGATCCCTGTAGCATCCTTTTCGAAGCTGACGAGTTTGCCCAAAGGTCTGGTTACATCGTGTTGTAGGACTAATTTAATGTTCTTAGCCATGTTGATTGAATCTTCTTTGAACATAGTGCGGCCTGCTGAGGTACTGCCTTCAGCGTTCCATGAAACGATACGGCCTGCAATAATGCGAGACTCTGCATCCGCCGCTGTAATGGCGTATGGCATTGTTATCTTCATCGGGTCTCCTTGTTATCAATTAGATCTTCTTCTTCTCTAATCTGCTCGACACTCATGGCGCCAATGCGATTTAGAATCTCGTATACCTGAGCGCGTTGTAGAGCATCGGAGCGCAGGAATTCATCTAGGCTAAATCGGATTTCACCAGTTGACGGGCAGAAGTCCGGCATAGATAAACGCTGTTCAATAGCTGCAAGGATTGGCTTCATTGAGAAGTCGATAAGTGAACGGCGCTCTGAAACTGAGTTGCTGTAAGTCATGCTGGTTGTTTCTGCGCTTACGAAGTAGGCAGGAAGGTTGCAGGCGCGAGCCAATTCCAGAGCGACATATTGACGAGCTTCATTCAGCTGTAGTTTGGCTGGATCGATGCCCAACGCCTGCAATTCAACATCTGCATTAAGGAACGCAGTTGACTTTGTAAGGCGAGCAGTTCTCCATGATTCAAGAAGTTTAGAGATTCGCTCTGCTGGAAGATTGGTGCCGTTAGACTTTAGAACTTGAAGCGGTACTGGCTCTTTAGCGAAAGTTTCGGCTGCTTGCTCGAGGGCATGAGCTGCACGGATAGTACGCCCTGCACGATTAAGCACGCCTTCGTCAAGTCCGTAGAACACTACAAGTGAACCGACTCCTTGAGTAGGAACTACTGAGCCGTCTACTTGATAGCCAACGATTTCTGTCTGAAGATTATTAAGTTTAGTTGTTACACGATCTGGTGCAACGCGAGTCCAAGCACGGACTCTTCCTGTGTCCCCATATTGCTCGAGGACTTGACCGTACCCAACGCCATGAAAGAGTAAGTCTTCTGCAAGCCATGCGTAAATTGCTGAACCCGGAACGCGTGGGTCTGGCTGATTAATAACTCCAGGTGTTCCCATGTGCGATCCATCGATTTTTGAGTATTGCTCAAGTGGAAGAGCTGCAAGAGTAGAACAGATGATATTACGCGCTCTTGCAATAGTTGGAACTGCCATTGCCTGTTGACGGCTGGCTACTGACTGAGTAAATACGAAAGGATTAAATGAAGCCGTGTTATTAAACGGCGCAGGGGTAGAAGCGGCGTCGACTGTAACCTCGACTGCTGGCTTTGATGATGTAAAAATGTCCCGGATTCCCATTGGACATATTATACGCTACTGTCTAGACATTATCCTACCTGAATGTCTACTTCAGATTCAGCGCGTGTCGCAAAGTGAGTAACCATTGCTGAAGCAACTGCTCCGCAAACAATTCCAGAAGCCTTACGCCCCATAACCCAGCCGCCATCGCCTCGAGTCAATTTCACGGCGCTAAGGACTTGTTTAGTTAGTTCCTCTTGATCTGAATGGACAAGGCGCATCGAAGAAACCGCAGAGACGAACTCATCGCAAGATTGTTGATACTCCTGGCTATTGATTTCATAGACTGGAATTCCGGCTGGCGATAATCGAGCTGCAACCGCTGAGGCTGTCGACTTGCTATAGGCCACGGCATTAACCGGGAATTTGCGCACCCAGTAAGCAATATCGTTAGCCATTTCTTTATCATCGAGGTTAACTGGGTTAAACCAAGTGTGTAGAAGGCTGACCATAAACCTGTCGCCGTCAATTCTTTGGCCTGCAACAAGGCTGCCATGCTTTCGGTCTGGACTTAGATCAATGGCCATCCAAGTATCGACCTCGACATTTAACTGAGGCAGGTCATCGACCTTGCACTTCTTCCATTCCGCTTCTGAGATGACCGGGTTAATCATCGAGACGAACTGGCAAAGGATTTCTGTTCTAAAAATGTCCTCGCGATCCGATAAACTGTCCTTGATATTATCCTCATGGACTGTGTGGCCAAGGCTGGGATTCGACTGGTACCAAGCCTCTTTATCATCTATCGCCGCGCCCGGCTCGGCCGACCATTCGAACCAACCAATAGAATCATCGGCTCCTTCACTTGCTGCGAGGCCGCGTTCTCTAAACTTATGCAATAGAACTGAATTGGCATGGCCTGCGTTGCTATAAACATAGGCTTGCGGGTTGCTGTTTGACATCTGGGTAAATCGCATCGAACTCCAAACATCTTCGGTATCGAATTCACGCAACTCGTCAATGTGGATTACATCGGGTGCGGCAATACCTCGAGCAGCTGAGTTCCCGGCTCTGATTAGGTAGCGAGCCTTATTCTTGAATCGTATCTCCTGCGATCCTTTAGATTCATACTTCTTTGCAAAGTTATCGAGAAGTAATTGAGAGCCCTCGATAATCTCTGAGACCTTAAAGAAGATTTCTGATGAGGTGGTTAACTTGTGAGCTGTGGCCAGATGCATTTTTTCACCCAGCACATAGATTCCGAATAAGATTCTTAACGCCATGAAGGTTGACTTGCCCTGCTGCCTGGGAAGCATGATGCCTATTAGCGGATGTAGCCAACGCCCATCGGCCTTGTATCTAAGGCAGTCTCTTGCAAGCTGTTCCTGCCAAGGCAAGAGCGGGAAGCCGATATCGATGCAGAACTGAATCATCTCATCGCCCCGGGTTGGTAGATCGCTAGGCTTTGACCGGATTCTAGGCACTTGGGAACCATATCGAAGTTCTGTTACCCCTACCTCAGCCGTTTGCAGCCCGATAGAGACGATTTCAGCCGTCATGACTAGTTCTCATCCGATTCAAGCCGATAATGACTTGTTGAGGCGTTTTCGGGGTAAAAAGAAACAGGAAGGGTCGGGGTCTTTCCTCC